TTTATATCTCCAAATTTTGATCTGCGGGAGCGGAGATATTGGTAAACATAAAACTTCTTTTCTTGAGAATAAATAGACATAGCTGATGCCCTCCAAGGCGTTAGAGTAGTTGGGTGTGGCCACCGCGAACTACAAATCTATTTATCCTTCCACTAAATTTATAATTAGGCGATGAGGATCATGCATTGTATAATAAGTGCATGACTAAAAAAGAAGCAATCAAACAATTAAATAGTTTCAAACCAGAGGATTTTCAAAATCACACTCAGTATATTGATGCCATTGTGGATTTCTATGTGGAATACTACCATCTATTACATAAAGAGCCATTGTTAGGAATGCTCCAACCATTTGAAGAATTCAATAACATGAACAATATATCCAAAATCAGTAAATTAGTTGAAATTATCAAAGAACGCGACAACACACCTGCACACAATTTCATAATTGCAGTATGCTTGCATCGGATTCACAAAGAACTGCGCAAGCGTTACAAGAGAATGTCCATCGACAACATAAGATTATTACAGATGCTTGGTGACTAAAATAATTGTTACATAATACCAAAGAAATCAGTTGTGAATGATAAATAGAAGTGCTATAGTTATTACAGATAGCAACATGGCGAAACAAAATTATATTACATGATAAACTATCAAGGAGAAACAAACATGGCTACATCAAATACCAATTCAACGCTCGCTGCCATCAGGCAGCGTTTAGCAGCAGCCGAACAGAACAAAGGTGGTAACGGCGGAACCTTCGACAACTATGTATTCCCTTTCTGGGATGCTAAAACAGATACCACATCAACACTAAGATTTCTACCAGACGGTGATTCCACCAATACTTATTTCTGGGTGGAAAAACTTCAAATCAAACTTCCATTTAACGGCATCAAGGGCGGCGATACTAAGCCTGTCATTGTAGCAGTTCCTTGTGTGGAAATGTTTGGCCGCGAACTATATCCACAGGGTTGCCCAATTCTAAGTGAGGTTCGTGCTTGGTATAAGGATGACTCTCTCAAAGAAAACGCTGGCAAGTATTGGAAGAAGCCAACATACATCATGCAAGGTTTTGTTCGTGAAAACGCGGTTGCAGATGACAAGGCACCAGAAAATCCAATTCGTCGTTTCACTTTGAACAAGCAATTGTTCAATTTGGTTAAGGCTGGATTGATGGACGCTGATATGCTTAATCTTCCAACCGACTACGAGAATGGCACTGATTTCCGCATTCTCAAAACACAGAAATCCGGTCCTAATCAGTATGCCGATTATGGCACCAGTTCTTATGCTCGTCGAGAAACTCCTCTATCAAAGGTTGAACTTGACGCCGTTGAAAAGTACGGACTGAGCAATCTTTCCGACTTTCTTGGTAAGAAGCCAACCGCAGAAGACCTCAAGATCATCCGCGAAATGTTTGAAGCCTCGGTTGATGGCGAAGCCTATGATGCAGAGCGTTGGGGTAATTTCTATCGCCCAGCCGGTTTTAAGTCTGATAAGGCCGAGGGTTCGGAATCAACCAACACAGAAACAAAGAATGAGACCTCCAATTCTCATTCTGAAACAGAGACAGTCTCGGCTCCCGCTGTGACCTCTGAAACTTCTACCAAGCCTGCAACCAATGCCAACGATATTTTGGCAATGATAAAGGCCCGAGGTAAGAAGAAAGAAGAAGCAAAGGCATAACCCAAACAACACGGAAGCCGTAGAAATACGGCTTCCATAAATTATATTAGAAAACAACATAGGAGAATTATGGGTTATGGCACCACCAAAATGTAAAGAAAAACAAAAAGCAATTTCCGATGGTAAACTTACTTACCTCACTGGAAAACAATGCAAGTATGGACACGCTTCGGATAGATATGTAACTACTGGTGAATGTGTTACCTGTTATAGAATAAAATACCCAGGGAATCATCCCGGCCCAAAAAGTTTAGAGGAATCCGGAATTATAACTTTAAGACAACAAGCAAAATCAAATGGAGAACTTACCTACTTTACAGGAAAACCTTGTTTGCGTGGACACCTTGCCCCTCGTTTAGTTTCGACGCAGTGTTGCCAACAATGTAGAATAGAAGTATACCAACCAAATGATAGAAATTCTTATAGATACGGCAATAATCTTTTACAAAGACAATTCAATACGCTTAAAAATAAAGCTAGAAGAAACAATATTCCATTTACTATAACCTTAGACCAAATTGAAAGGCCAGAGTATTGTCCAGTATTTGGTGTTAGGTTGAATTATGGCTGGAGCGGAGAAGACCGTCTAACTTTTGATAAAGCATCTTTTGATAAAGTAATTCCAGCATTAGGATATATTCCAGGCAACGTATTTATAATTAGTTGGCGAGCAAACTCATTGAAATCAAATATGAGCTTGAACGAACTCAGAAAAATAATGAAATATATTGAGGGTAAAACAAATGAATAAACCATATGATATCTCTCGCTTCAGAAAAGGTATAACAAAAAGCATAGAAAATATAAGCTTTGGATTCCATGACCCAAAAACATGGATTTCATCAGGAAATTACTGCTTAAATTATCTGGTATCTGGCAATTTCAACAATTGTGTCGCTCTTGGCAAAGTTACTGTATTCGCAGGACAACCAGCAAGTGGTAAGAGTTTGGTTGTCAGTGGTAACATTGTTAAGAATGCACAGGATCAAGGTATCTATGTCATTCTTGTAGACACTGAACATGCACTCGATGAACCCTGGTTGCAAGCATTTGGTGTTGACACCAGCGAAGATAAGTTACTCAAGTTGAATATATCAATGATTAACGATCTTGGCAAATTCATGAGTGATTTCATCAAAAGTTATCGCGATGATACCTCAGAAGAAAAGCCAAAGGTTCTAATCGTTGTGGATAGCCTCGGTATGCTTCTTTCACCAACTGAAGTCGTCCAGTTCGAAAAGGGCGAAATGAAGGGTGATATGGGTATCAAGGCCAAGCAACTCAAGGCTTTGGTAAAAAATGTACTCAACCAATTCGCTGATCTTGATATTGGGTTGGTTGCAACTAACCATACCTATGGAAGTCAAGATCCTTATAATCCAGATGATATCGTTAGTGGAGGTTCTGGATTCATTTTCGCGGCTTCGGTAGTTGTAGCAATGAAGCCAATGAAGTTGAAAGAAGATGAAAATGGTGTAAAGGGAACTGAAGTATTGGGCATTCGTTCTGGTTGTAAGGTTATTAAGACACGGTACAATCAACCATTTACCACAACTGAAATTGTTATTCCATATAATACAGGCATGTCGGCTTATTCAGGACTGTTTGAATTATTTGAAAAACATAGCATTTTAACTAAAGAAGGCAATAGTTACATTTATATTGACAAGGCTGGTAATCAACACAAGTATTTCCGCAAAAAATATCTCCAAAATGAGAATGGAATTCTTGATTTGATTATGAGTGAATTTGATATAAGTCAGACTAGAAAAGTAGCGATATCATCAGCAGAACTTGTTCCAGAGGAAGAATAAAAAGGTGGTGGAGAAATCCACCACCTTTTAACTTGCGTAAGGATCAATTATTACAATTGTCCCATCTGTTCTCTGCATTAGGTTCTCATTGTGTAAATCAACCCGAAATTCATTCTTATTTTCTTTCAAAATGGTCAAAGCATCTATAAATAATTTCTCTCTGCCCAGATCACCCTCTGTGTTCTTTAATTCTTCAATATCGCACCGACCCCAAACATATGATGAAAATAGCCTGACATCATTTCTCCAGTTACTAGCATATGTGTATGAATTTGAAATTTCCTCTAATTTTTCAATCAAATATATGTAATATTTTTTTGTGCTTTTAGGGGATGTCTTATAAACTTTCATGTTTCCAATTCTGGGAAAATGTATATTTGGAAATCTACGTGTCAAAAATGCAAACCACGCAAATGCTCTATCTGGTTCTTTATTAATTTTTAAAATATAAGGTTTTGAAGCATTAACGAACACGTCACTGTATGAACTACGATTGCCAACTTTGTTCCATCCTAAGTTCTCCAGTTTATCTATCAAATTATATTGACTCTGGCCAACCTCATCTTTGGCAACGGTAAGAATATCGGGTTCAAATTCATAGTATCGAGTTAATTCATTAAGTTTCATTTTTCTCCCTCTTTACTTTTTAGCGGGCCGCCATACGGATCAATAATTACAATTGCTTGATCAGACGGGCGCATCATGAAGTTATTAAAATGCAAATCGTTTTTGAATGTTCCCATATTTCTACCAACATAACGCAATGCTTCGACCAACGAGGGATCATATTGAAGTAGTTCGGGAACTGTTCCTTTTGTTGTGAATTTTTCAAATGTTTCTTCCAATGGAGAATCTGGAAAATTAACAATCAATTTGAATGCAAAATCCATATTGTATATTCTTGCAGGCTCTAATTTTTCAATGAGATATACTGCATACTTCTTGTCACCTATTTCCATAACCCTCATATCGCTTATTCTCGGAAAATGGATATTATGTGCCTTTTTAACTACCTCGACAAAGTGAGCATAACCTGGGTCAGGTCTGTCATTTATCTTTAAAACAAAATTCTTTCTGAGATTTGTGTAAACTGTACTGAAATATCCATGTAGTTGTTCCTTCTCAGAGGTAATCCAGCCTAATCTTGATAATTTGTTTTGAAGTTCTGTTTGTGCATTCCGTAAGTCCCTGGATTGCGCTATAAAATCAGGATTCTTCCTGATATCCACTCTCCTAGAAAAATAGGTATTCGCGACCTTCTCAATTCTCTTACCGATTTTTGGGCTGTTCAATTCTAGTATTTTCATACCCAATCCACATATGGATCAATAATAACCACTGTTCCATCCTCTCGTTGCATAATATTGCCTGCGTGCATATCAATGCCTAATTTGGTATTTTTCGTTGCATTACCCAGCACCGCCGCCGCCCTAACCAACGCTGGGTTTTCAGCCATGAAACGCATTGCATCTGGTATTTCTTCTTGAGTAAGATAATCTCGCGTTAGAATTTCCAGCATACGATCACGACTGGGATTCATTTCCTCTCTGTAAATATCAATCAGACCTGATAGAACACTGGCATAATTTTCATTATACGGTCCGGGAATTGGTTCTAATTTTTCAATCATATATACATGATAAATTTTAGGTGGGGTGTTCCACTGATTAGCAATGGAGTCGCCATCGTCGTCATACATGGGTTTTACTGGAACCGCCAACTCTTTTCTATCACTAATAATAGGAAAATGTTTATTTCTTAGTCCTTTAATCAATAGTACAAATTTATCATATGCTCTATCTTCATGGCTATTAACCTTCAGAACATATTTCTTTTTTGGGTTTGAATATACCCTACTATATCCTCCATTATTTAAAGGACTCCATCCTATTTTAGCAAGTCTTTCGTTTAGCCAAATTATATCATAATCATAGCTACTATTAGATGCAACTCGACGAGAAAAAAATCCTTTGGCAATGTCGGCTGCTTTCTTTCCGATTTTTGGCTTATACAGTTCAAGTATTTTCATTGTCTATTTAATCCAAGCGTCATTTGTTTGTCCACAGTAGGTCTATCTCCTCTTGTATACTTACCAACCTTAGAAGTGCGAAAAAAAGAATAAGGATCAGTTACTACAATTGTTCCATCGGTGCGTTGCATCACATTTGCATCGTGAATGTCAATGCTAAATCCTTTCTTCTTTGACCAATACCTCAATAATTTAATTGCCTTCATTAATTCTTGATTTTTCACAATTTCATTAACTTTTGCAGGATCATCCTCATATATTTTATAGACCCTATCCACACTGAGTCCCGTCACTAACTTGTCAATAATATCAGCATAAGGCAATAATGAACGTTCCAATCTCCCTAATTTCTCAATCAAATAAACTCCATACTTCTGACCTGATACTTCAAGAATCTTCATATCGCTGATGTGCGGGAAATATTTGTTCTTGTGAGATTTAATTAGGTTGACATATTCGGCATACCCAGGGTCAGGCGTGTCTGTGATTTTCAATACATAATTCTTCTTGGGATTTGCAAACACGAAACTAAAGTGGCCTGTCCCAATTTGTTCCCAGCCCAGGTCCTCAAGTTTGTCATACATTTTAGTTCGAGCGACCGCCTGTATATACCCGTCATTATCCTTACTTTTGAAGAATGATGTAGTTACTTCTTCCTCTGGTTCTCCAATTTCATCCTCCGTGCGCAATTCAAATATTTTCATTCCCACGAACTCCCAGCAACCGGCTTACTTCCTTGGTCGCTCCCGCTATAATTTTCGCTTGACTTATTAGCCTGATAATAATTTTCCGCTTTTTCTTTTTCATAACTATTCAATCCTGCATACGGATCAGTTATGACAGCAGTTCCATCTGATCGTTGCATAATATTTCCGTTATGCATATCAATTCCTATTAACCTTTTATTAGCCCATGTAACAACCAGATTAATGGCATTGACAAATTCTTCATTTTCTTCAATCCTATCCAGAATTTCTGTCCAATCGTCTTGATTGTATTTTTTTGGTGCTGGTGTATTCTGAAGCGTAAGCATACCCTTTTTTGTGACGGAGGCTCCCCCTGCTTGAACTCCCATCATCCCGCGCAAAATTTCGGAATATATAAAATTCCAAGGAGTATCCATTTCTTTAAGTCTCTCAATGAGGTAAATTCCAAATTCTTCTCCATTAACTTCCAATATTTTCATATCGCTTATATGCGGGAAATATTTATTGGGATGAGACTTGATTAACTTGACATATTCAATATAACCAGGATCATTAACCAAATTCACTTTTAAAACATAATTCTTCTTGGGATTGGAGAATACCAAACTAAAGTAGCCATTGCCCAATCTTGTCCATCCAAGTTTCTTCAGCCGTCGCAATAATTCGTGGCCAGCCCCATTTTCAAAATCAACATCGCCAATATCGAACAATTCTCCATTCTGAAGATAATCATGGGTGGCTTTCTGCACGCCCTTTCCAATTTTTGGTTGTCTCGTAGTAACTTCGAAAATCTTCATTTAATTCTCCGCATAAGGATCGGTTATAACAATTGTTCCATCTAGTCTTTGCATAAGATTCTCACCTTTGATATCCAACCATACATTTACACTGGCATTTTTACCTACAAACTGCAAAGCCTGCACCAAACTTGGATTACGTTTCAAAAATTTTGGAACATCCTCGTCATTATCACTAAAAACTGTGGTTAAGTCCTTCCAATAATTATAGGCAACAGAGTGACAATAGCTCCCAGCCGTGGTAGCAGACATTGGATAGTTACCATTTTGAATAGTATTAATATTAATAGAATACAATTTCTCAATGAGGTAGACATAATATTTAACATCTTTAGTTACGTGATACATTATAACTGGAATCTCCAAAAATTTTATATCACTTATCTTTGGAAAATGCTTATTTCTGGTTTTCTTAATGAGGTTAACATATTCGGCATATCCTTCATCTGGCTTATCTGAAATCTTCATGATATAGTTCTTTTTTGGATTTGAATATACTGAACTAAAATTTCCATTTCCAAAGCGAGTCCATCCCAATTTTGAAAGTGTGATTTCAAATCCTACTTGACCGCCAAAAGCATAAGCGGTATCAGAATCTCCCTTCCCTCTGAAATATTTGAAGGCTGTGTCAGTGATTCTTTTTCCGATTTTTGGTTTGCTAACTTCCGAAATTTTCATTTTTAAGCCACCACATAGGGGTCTGTGATTACTATTGTGCCATCTTCTCTTTGCATTACATTTTCATGGTGTATATCAAGGCGAAATTTATGTTTTTTAGCCATATTTCCAATCAATAGAATGGCGCGCAACAACTCTTCATTTGAGATGATTGAGTCAAATATGGCTCGCCAATCATCCTTAATTAAATAATTTTTGATTTCATTAGGGGACTGTCCCTGACTTAACCATTTGAGCAATGATCCAACCACATATGCAGATTCTCGGTTTAGAGTTTGCAGCCTTTCAATCAAATACATATAATATTCCTTATCTTCAACCATCATTGACCTAATATCACTAATTTTTGGGAAATACTCATTGGGGTTGTCTTTGATCATCTTGACATAAGAAGCATAAGCCGGGTCTGGATTCTTGGACACTTTTAAAACATAATTCTTGTTTTCATTCCGAAAAACCACCCCAAACTCTCCTTCTCCAATTGGAACCCATCCCAATTTTCTTAATTTAGAGATCATTTTTCTTAATTGCATATTGCGGGTATTATACCAATGATGTTCCCCACCAAAAAAATGGTTTGCTACCTGGGTTTCCTCCGCACCAATCTTTTCTTCGGGTTGTTCAAACTCAAAAATCTTCATGATACTGTATTTATTCGCTTTACTTGTTTCTGCTATTCGTTATATAATTGGAACAGCCACTAAATACACCGTTGTTCAATAATAAGAGGAAATAAAATGACTAAAGAAACCCCCGAACTTATCGCCGAGTGCTGGTTGCTTTTGGTGGAATATATACCCCGCAGAGACCAGGCAGGAGCAGCGGAACAATTGTTTACCTACCTTACAACAGTGTTAAGTAAGGAAGAACAAGAAGCAATCGCAGATTTGGACAGTGATCTTTCTGAGGCATATACCATTTTGGTTGGAGAAGAGGAAGATTTCAACGATAGTTATGAGGAAGATGATAACGAAGAGATGGATTAATTATGTGGTATAATAGAGTTATTGCAAATCTCGGCGAATTGCCAGCCTGTATTGATCATTATGAAAAGGCAATTGTAAATCATAAAAAATCTGTTAAAATATATGGTAATTTAGAACAAAATATGTCCAGATTGCCGGGAGAAACAGAAACTGTTTTTAACGAATTACAAGAACTTGAAGCAATACTAAATTATCTCAATATTCAATCGCGTAAAATCAAACAGGTCCATTTCAAAGAATATCTTGAGGGATATAATCGGGCACTAACCAGCAGAGACGCAGAACGATATGCAGATTCTGAAGAAGATGTAATTCAATACGACTTGCTCATTAATGAAGTTGCCAGAATCCGAAATCAATATTTGGGAATAATGAAGGGTCTTGAGAATAAGGGATTTATGGTGGGGCATATTACTCGCCTGCGAGTTGCAGGCCAAGAAGATGTAAGTTTGTAATTCAAATTCAAATAAAAGGTTAAATAATGTTAAATATTAAAATGCAAAATGATGAAGATGCGTTGAATGATCTTTTGGCTAACGAACCCGCATCATCCAAAAATTCTGGGAAAAATGGGGCTATGTCCAGAAAAATAGATGATTGGGACGATTCCTCTGAAGATGCTGATATTAGCAAGTTTGAATTTCGTCAGTGGCAAGTAGGCGCAAATGATATTTTTCGTCCCGCTGGAATAACACGAGAAACAATTCCTGCTGGCGTCTATTGTTTTGACCGCGATGATTCTGGTGTTTATGCCAAAAAAATCAATGTTATTACTGACAATCTAATTGAACTCCCAGATAATGCTTCTGAATTAGTGCTAAATGGCATGAAGAAATTCTGGAGCATGGAAGATCGTTATCGCAAACACGGACTTCTTTACAAACGTGGTATTTTGCTTTGGGGGCCTCCGGGTTCAGGTAAAACTTGCACCATTACTTTGCTTAATAAGTATCTTCTGAGCAATGGCGGAATTGTTGTTATGTGTGATCATCCTCGTATTGCATCTATGGGATTGGAGGCAATTCGCCGCATTGAACCGACTCGTCGTATTATCTGCATTATGGAAGATGTTGATGAAATCATTGATAAGTATGGTGAGCATGATCTTTTGGCCCTCTTAGATGGTGAAAACCAAGTTGAAAACATTGTGATGTTGGCAACCACTAACTATCCTGAAAAATTAGGAGCGAGAATTGTCAATCGTCCAAGCCGTTTTGATGAAAGAATTTTTGTGGGGATGCCTGAAAAACCAGCGCGTTATGCTTATCTCAAGAACATTCTTGGAGATAATAGGCAAATTGATAAATGGGTTGAGGATACTCATGGTTTGAGTATTGCGCATCTTCGTGAAATGGCCGCTGCCGTTATGTGCTTGGATCAGGACTACGATGTAGTTCTGGAACGCCTCAAAAAGATGAAAAATAAGGTCAGGGCTGGCGACGATGGCGGAAAACTGGGATTCTAATGAGTATTCGCGATAGATTTCGTTACTTGAGTGTAGGATTAAGCGCACGCATTGTCATTGACACCCTTGTAGGGTTTCATGATAATCAAGAAGTATGGCACGACTCCGCAAAAGGCATTGAAACCATTACCGAAGTGCGCAAAATCCTCATTCATCTCAATGAAAAAGATAACACAAAAGACCCTTGGTTATTTTGGAGGAACCAGTTCAAAATATTTACTGGATATGATGAGATGATCCTACTCAAAGAAGTATGCGAGGGAATGAAATGGGATACCTGGGAAAATGATCTGGAACAATGGTTATTAAACAAAGACAAAGTAATGGATTATTTTATGAGATTAGAAGGAGAGGCTATAGGTCGCTGTAAACAAGGAGGGTGTTTCTAATAATAAGATAAATACCAGTATGAATAACAAAACAAAGTCATTGCTTGAATCGTTGGTTGAACTCTCTCCGGTACAAGAAACCTCTCTCGTTATTGAGTCTCGTGGAACTCATATTATTGCCAGTGCAATTCAATTATTGGAAACAGTTCAAGCGCATTAT